TGGCCGGCCAGGGCCAGCCTGAGCAGGTGGCGGGCGACCAGGGCGCACAGCCCGCACAGGACTAAGCCATGGCGGTCGAGCAGATCGCCGCCGGCCACGCTGAGCGCCAGGTCACCCTCGCCCGGCGGACCGGGATGGAACTCGCACGGCTGTGGCGGCGGATCGACCCGGACAACATCGCGGCCAGCTGGGGCGCGCTGCTGCCGGACGCGCTGGTCGTCCTGAGCACCTCGCAGGGCACCGCCGCAGCGTCGGCCGGCATTTATGTGGACGACATCCTCGAGGCGTCCGGAATCTCCACCGAATCTGCCGGCCGGATCGCGCCGCTGCGGTTCTCAGGCATCGCCTCCGATGGGCGCCCGCTAGCTAGCCTGCTTCTCGAGCCCAGCATCACCGCCCTGTCGCAGATCAAGCAGGGCGCGTCCCCGGCCCGGGCTCTCAACTCTGGCCGGTTCGTGCTGGACATGGTCAGCCGTACCCAGGTCGCCGACGCGGGCCGCGTCGCGGTAGGCACGGCGATCGTCGCCCGGCCGCACTGCCGGGGCTACGTGCGCATGGTGGTCGGCAAGACCTGCTCCAGGTGCCTGATCCTGGCCGGTCGCCGGTACAGGTGGAACGCCGGATTCCAGCGGCACCCACGCTGCGACTGTCGCCACGTGCCCGTCGGCGAGGATGTGCCGGGCGACATCGCGACCGATCCGAAGGCGTACTTCGACTCCCTCGACAAGGCCGGCCAGGACGAGCTGCTCGGCAAGGCCGGAGCGGACGCGGTCCGGGCTGGCGCCGACATTGCCAAAGTGGTTAACGCCCGACGCGGCCTGCAGACCGCCGACGGAAGGCTCTACACCACCGAGGCGGCAGGCCGCCGGCCACGCCTGATGCCCGAGCAGATCTTCCGCGACGCCCGCGACCGCGAGGACGCAGTACGCCTGCTGCAGCTGCACGGCTACCTCATCTGATCTCCCGCCCCTGGAGGGCGGTTGCAGTAGCCCCTGGAGGGCGCATGTCAGACACCACTGCGGAGGCGACCGAGACGGCCCCGGAGGCCGAGCAGGAAGTCCCGGAAAGCACAGAAGACCCGCGCATCAGCAAGGCCAACCAGGAAGCCGCCAAGTACCGCCGCGAGCTACGCGCTGCCCAGGCCGAACTCGAGAAGGTACGCCAGGCGGGCCTGTCCGAGCAGGAGAAGGCAGTCTCCGTCGCGAAGGCCGAGGGCCACGCGGAGGCTCTTCGTGCCGCCGCTCCGCGCATGGTCCGCGCCGAGCTTCGCGCCGCGGCGGCCGAGTCCGGGGTTGCCAAGTACGCGCTCGACGGGTTCCTCGAGTACGCCGATCTGTCCAAGTTCGTCGGCGACGACGGCGAGCCCGACAGCAAGGCGATTGCCGCGGCGATGAAGAAGCTCGGCGGCGGCAAGCCGGCCGACTTCGACGGTGGCGCCCGCACCACGGCACCGAAGGGCGCCGACATGAATTCGCTGATTCGGCACGCAGCCGGAATCGGCTAACGCAGCACCCGGCACGCCGCGGGGACCGCTGCTCCACATCCGAACCAGGAGGTTCACGTGGCGTACAACAACCTGACGTCGCGCACCGACGCCGCGGCGCTCATCCCGGAGCAGGTCTCGAACGAGATGCTGCGCCGGGCGACCGACGAGTCGGCAACGCTGCGCCTGTTCCGCCGGGTGCCGGTCTCGCGCGCGCAGGTGCGGTTCCCGGTGCTCTCGGCGCTGCCGGTCGGGTACTTCGTCAACGGCGACACCGGTCTGAAGCAGACGACCGAGGTCAACTGGACGAACAAGTACCTGAACATCGAAGAGATCGCCACCATCATGCCGGTGCCCGACAATGTGGTCGCCGACGTGGACGTGAACATCTGGGACGAGGCGATGCCGTACCTCGTCGAGGCGTTCTACCGCACCCTGGACGCCGCGGTGTTCTTCGGCACCAACGCCCCCGGCACCTGGCCGACGAACGTCTCCGCCGCGGCGCTGGCCGCGGGCAATTCGCTGACCGGCAACGCCGCGGCGACCGCGGGCGGCGGCCTCGGTGACATCGACGCCGCGTACGCGCTGCTCGACGCCGACGGCTACGACGCTTCCGCATTCGTCGCCTCGACCGCCTGGCGGGCGCGGCTGCGTTCGGCTCGGGACTCCACCGGCCAGAAGATCGACCCGACCCGAGTTGGCGGGGACCTGAAGTCGGTCGACGGCCTGCCGATCATGTACCCGATGCGGGGCCTGTTCCCATCCGGATCCGGCGGCGTGTACTCGCTGGTCGGCGACTGGTCGCAGTTCGTCGTGGGCGTCCGGCAGGACATCACGATGAAGATCCTCGACCAGGCGGTCATCACCGACAACACCGGCGCGATCATCTACAACCTGCCGCAGCAGGACATGACGGCCATCCGCCTGACGTTCCGCGTCGGCTGGCAGGTCGCGAACATCATCAACTACGACCAGTCGACCGAGGCGAACCGGTACCCGGTCGCGCGGATCCTCATCCCGTAAGGAGAGCCTGACCCATGACCGCACCCTTCGGGAACGTCGTCCAGGCCCAGGTGCAGCCGCAGGCCACCGCGGGCAGCGACCTCAACTCCAACATCTGGCGCGTCGGCAGCGACGCCACCGTCAGCGCCGTCACCTACGCCCCGGTGACCGCGATCACCGGGGCGAACACCAACACCCGTTCGGTGTCGCTGGTGAACAAGGGCCAGGCCGGCGCGGGCACGACGGTCATCGCGACCATCCAGTACAACTCCGGCGTCAATGCGGCCGCCGCCGACGAGAACACGGTCACCCTGTCCGGCACGCCGGCCAACCTGAACGTGTCCGCCGGCGACATCCTGCAGTGGCAGTCGACCCACGTGGGTACTGGTATCGCCGACCCGGGCGGCCTGGTCTGCGTGACGCTCGCCGCCCGCTACGCCTAGGAGGCAACGATGGCCGTCAGCACGAACAAGCCCCACCCGGAGAACTCGGACGCCGGTAAGCAGGCCAAGGCCGACGCGGTGAGCGCCGACCAGCAGGTCGCGTCCGGGCCGCAGGAGGTCATCGACCGGGAAACCGAGCAGGGCTTCCGGGGTGTCGAGGTCGACTCGACACCGAACGAGAACTACACCCTGCAGGGCGTCACCTCCGGCGCGCCCACGCCGGAGACGGACCCGCAGCAGGCCGAGCAGGTCCGCAAGGACATGAAGGACGTCGAGGCCAAGGCCAACGGCGTCGCCCAGCGCTGACACCCTCCCGAGAAGCGCACAACCAAATAGAGGAGGTGAGCCCCGGTGGCGGACATGCTCGTGACGGCGCCGGAGCTCGCCTCCGCAATGGAGCAGGACCTGGATACGGCCAGCGCCGAGCTGGCCATCCAGATCGCTACTGGAGTGGTGCAGTCGGCCGCCGGCCAGCGGATCATCGAAGTCGTCGGGGACTCGGTGCAGATCGACCTCGACGTCTCCGACTGCAGCCTCTACCTGAACCTCCCAGAGCGCCCGGTCACCGCGGTCGCTTCGGCGACCGTCGGCATAACCGCGGTCACGGACTACAGCGTCCAACTTTCGAAGGGGCGGCTGTGGCGGTCGCTGGGCTGGCGATCGGCGACCCTGCCGTACTGGAATTCCCCGTCAACGGTGACGGTGGTCTACACCCACGGCTACCCGGCGGGTCACCAGAAACTTCAACTCGCCCGCGGTGTGGTGCTCGAGCTGGCGAGGACGGCCTACAACGCGGCGGCCGGTTCCGGCGCGATCGTGCGCGAGCAGATCGACGACTACGCCGTGCAGTACGCCGAGATGGCAGCGTCCATCGAAACCGCGCTCGACCCGCAAGGCGCGTTGGCGCGGTCGCTGCGCCGCGAGTATGGCCGGCCCACGGGTTCCGTGCGCCTTGTCCGCGCTGAGGCGCGGTTCTGAATTCTCATCTCCTGAACGGGGACCCGCCATGGCCGTTGGACGCGGCATCACGAAGAAAGACATCGACGACCGCGCCGCGGCCGTGGTGGAGCAGGTGTGGAACGCGCTCAACGAGGCCAACAAGATGTCGTTGTGGCTGGCCAACACCAACATCATCCCGAACGACACGTTCCTGACGAACCTCACCTACAGCTCCGGCGAGGTGACCCTGCTGCGCGCGGCGATCAACGACCTCGGCCACTCGACGAACGGACTGTGGGCGGTCGCGCACAACCTGAAGACGGTCCCGTCGACGAACAACTTCTTCTTTTCGGGCCAGCAGATCACTGGCGTGAATTTCACTGGCTGACCCGGCGAGAGGTGACCGATGGCCCCGACGCTGGTCACCACCCCGTACTACGTCCAGATCAGCCCCCAGGGCACCTCGCCGCTGGTGACGACCAGCTTCACCCCGTCGAACGGCGAGGTGCTGGTCATCAAGCTGGCCACCTGGGACACCGGGTCGCCGCTGGGCGCGCCGACCGGCGGTAGCCAGACCTACACCGCGAGGGTCACGAACGCCCCCGGCGGCTTCAACCAGTGGTGCTCGATCTACACGACGATCATCTCCGGCTCGCCCGGGTCGATGACGGTCTCCTCGACCCCGTCAGTGAGCCTCCGCGGGTCGATGGTGGTCGAGCGCTGGTCGGGGGCGCAGCTCGCGGCGACGCCGGTCACGGCAACATCCGCCTCCAGCGGTGCAGCGACAGGTTCGATCACCCCCTCGTCCGGCAGCAGCATCATCTCGTGGGTGGCCGGCGACGCCTCCTCGATCGACCCGGCGACCCGCGCCTACCTCGCCTCGGCGACCCAAGACGGACTCAGGGATGACCACATCGGCAGCAACGGCGTGGACTACCACGCCTACCAGTCGTCTACCGGCACCAGCAGCCAGTCCTACGGCCTGTCGGCGCCGACAGGCATGACGTACGTGACCGCCGCGATCGAGGTTCAGGCCTCAGCCGGGGCCGCGTTCATCGCGCCGCGACCGCTCATCCTTCGCCAGGCCGTCAACCGCGCCGCCATCTACTGAGGAGTCGCCATGCCGGCCAAGACGTACGTCGCCTACAACGCGGCGATGCCGACCACGGCGGCCATCACCCCGGTCACGACCGGCACTGCGATCAAGACGTTGCTCCAGATC